GCTCTACTAACTGTTCAAAGGATAGCAACGCTACCCAATCCCCTATAGAAGCCTCACCTTGCCCGTTAAGGCGTAGTACGGCCACCTTTAGGTCTAACTCACTACCTCTATCTTTTAATTGCTTTAGCGTGGCACCAGGGCTAAAGGCAGTCCTAGCCTTCACCTCCCAGTCAATGCCTACCGTACCTGTTATGTCGCTACCTTGCCTGCCTGCGCCTGTACTTTCGGCATACTCAAAGCCATTAGCTACAAGATAGTTAGCTACTACCTTTTGGCTTCGGTAGCCTCTATGTTTGCGGGACTGGCTCATAGACTTTCACCAGCTCACTTTGAGGCACCCAGTATGCAGTGTTACGGCTGGTAGTTTTTAAATAGAGATCATCTTTACAAAACTTAACTGGTAGCCAACCTTGGATAACAAAAGGGTTAGAGCCAGTAACCAGGATAACCCTGTCGCTGTCCCTATCGTTTTCTTGGATTATCAAATGACCAGTGTTTATTTCTGTGTGCTTTACCTCCCAGTCTGGGGCTATGTCTGGGTCGTCTTTATAGCTATCCACGCTAGGGACAAAATCCGGCACTTTTAGCCATTTAGCAGCTGCAATTTCAGCGCACGCACCTAACCAATTTAGCTTTAAAATATAATCAGGCGTTAAGTGATCACTTGCATATTTATGCTTATAGTTTGCCCTATCTGCGTTAATCATACGAGCCATAGCGGCCTGCAGGCCCATTTGTACCTCGCGCTCATTAAGCAGTATTTCTATACTCATTTAGGCCTACAGTCAGCGCATAACCAGACAGACATCTCTAAAGCCATAATGCCGCCGGCTTTACTTGTCTGCCTGTTGCAACCGTCGCATATCTCGGTTTCATCTATTACCGCGTTGCCGTTTCTATCTACCTTTAGGGACATATTGCCAGGGTAGATAATCTCCATGCCTGCCATTAGTTAACCCAAGTAGGAGGGCACTGGTCTTTACGATCTTTGCTCGGACATGACCAACATTTGTAAGGCTTACCGGCTTTTGAGATACCAGTTTTAAACTCCATATAACCATGTTTGCATGTTGGCTGGGCCTCACCGCCTAGCGTGTCTGCGACTACTCCTACTGCGTCCTTAATTGTCCAAGGGTCTATTTGTGTAGTTATTACACGCCCCATAAGGCTATTACTAACGGCTTTTATTAGCTCGACTGTATCTAATATGGCTGTAAGTTGATTTTCAAAATCTGTTTGGTCTACGGCATAGACGTTAATTAAGTCCCCGTTAGCCATTTTAAAATTAGCCTGCAATTTAGTATCTACGTTATTAGCCATTTAATTTACCGTCCATTTCTAATTGAATAGGTGCTACAGCTTCTACTTGGTCTTTCAGTGCCCAAAAGTAACTAGGCAAACTGTAAGTAGCTTCAAAACGCGTTACCTCAAGTAAGCATTTTTCGCAATAGTGCCGTTTAGTGGCATTAGATTTAGGGCTTTTACTATGCACGGTCCAGGCAGCCTGGGTGCTAGCTTGAGGGTGCCAGGCACCGCCTTTAACCCTGCCCCATTGTGTCTTACAATAACAGCACCAGGTCCCTAAGTCTGCTTTAGTAATCATTAAGGCTAGTCACAGGGCCATTGGCTATATGTCGAGCTACAGCTCTACCGCGCTCATATCCCTCGGACCGTCCAGCGTTAAAGCCCCTGGACCACCCAAGCACTGCAGCCATAAAGGTTAATCCGGAGTAAATTAAACACATAAATATAAAAGCAAGATTAGGAAGCATTGGCCACCTCGGAAACATCAAAATTAGTAATAATTGAATAACCGTCTAAATTGGTGTCGTAAAGCTCTTTAAAATCCTGACCAATAGACTTTAAATAAGTTTTGGCAAGTATCAAAGAAACGGCATTATCAAACCAGTAGATAATGTTAAAGCCAGGGTTTGATTCTATATTTTCAAAACGACCGTCTTTAATCTGATCGTCCCAGCTTTTATCAAAAGCCATATAGCTACTTGATAAAGCCTCAAAGTCCTCTATATCCATTTGTAAAACGATATTACTTTTCATTTATTACTCCCTAGTCCGAGGCTGGGGTTTTATGTCCCAGCCCCCCTAGTATGGCATAACCTCTGGACGGATAGAAGCTAGCCTTTAAGGCGTGTCTATTCTTTTTTTGGGATTAAGTTATAGGCCTGGTCTTTAGGGTTGAGCGCTCGCATGAGCACGGGCACCCCGCTTGCCCATAAGCCATTGAGTATTAAGTGCCAGTCCCCAGCGTCAAACTCTAGTGGAGTCTTACCTACTGAGGCCATTAACGTAATTAGTAATAAAAGCAGCCCACGTACATAAGTCCCTGCCATAGCTACACACTGTTTCTGCATTATTTTGTATCCAATCCGAGCGCTTTTATACGCTCTATAACCTGTTTAGGGGTCAGGTCAATTTCAAAGTGCATATCGTCTTTTCTTACGCGGTACGTGCCACCCCATTTACAGCCCCATTTTTCAGCTAAGGCTATGCACTTAGCGGCATTTTCTGGGCTAAAAGTATTTTCCTTGCCTAAAGGGTGTTTGCTTGCGTTGAGGTCCAGGGCAGTTCCCGAGCTGTGATTACTCAGGGTATTGTCAGTGCTGCCCCTTATCATACGAAAGTTAAACGCCCAATCGTCTAAGGGTCCTTTGTCTATAGCTTCTATTTCTTTGTGAAACTCCGCCGCAAGTCCAACCAATAACGGTGCCACTTTTTCAGCCACACGTATTTTAATATCAGTCCCAGGTATTTTATAAGATTTAATGCCAATTTCTGCAGGGTCCTTACTGGCAGGCCAACCGTTAGAGGATTTAAGGCCGGTCAATTAGATCAGGTTTTGGTAATCGTAATTCGGTTACGGTTAAACCGTCTGCGTGTTCAGCTTCTACGCTAGCTATAAACTTGCCTTCTACCTCTATTGCTTGCGTATAGGCAACCGTCATTTGAGCCATAGGGTCAGGTTCGCCGGTGGCTTGATTTGTACCAATTAACGGATAACCTAAAGATTTGCATAATGCGTCATGCCATAGATCAAAATCTGCGCGTGTGTTCCACTCGTACCAGTTCACTAAATACCCCACTTTGCCGCTAGGTAAACTTCTACTTTTGCTCGATCTGTGTCGCTTAAAAGTCCAGAATACATAATAACTTCGCAGATTAAGCCGTCAAAAGTTTCAGGGTAATTAGGATTACCACCTAGATTCAAACCACTAAATGGTGCTGAGGCACTTGCTGCAGCTGTATTAGCATTATTGTTGATAGGATTTGCGCCATTTTTCCAGATCTTTATTCTGTTAGCGGCTGTTCCATTGTTAGGATCTGACAAAAACGACCAATAACTAGCGGTGTTATCTGTTGCTACTTGGGTTGTGTACATCGCGTAAGGATTAGTTCCACCGCCTGCCGAGGTGCTGGCAAAAACTGTATCATCTGTCCAAACAAAATTATAACAACCAACATTTCCATTTGAAGTGTTATTTGTGTCCATAAAAATTCGTTGATCACTTGCCGTATCGGTGTACCAAGCAATAAAAAAAGTTGAACCGCCTGAATTATTTAGGAAAGTCCAGTTAGCGGCTGTGCTTGCCGCAACAAAATCGCCTGCACCGTCAAAATCAATTGCATTTTTTCCGTTTTGCGTACGAGTTCCGCTTTGTGGTCTTTTAGCCGCAGTTCCTTGCGTTAAATTGTAAGCGTTGCCGCTTTTATCGTTCCATTGTGTTACCGCTGTACCGCTAACGGTAATTGTTGTTGTATCGCTAGCGTCGTACCAGGCTTTAAGGTTGGCTAGATCTGTAGGCGCAAAAGGTGGTTTAGGTGCGCCTGATAATCCTGCCACTATATTGCCAATCATTACGCGACTGCCCCCAGGACGGTCCAACTATTAGCAGCCAATTTTACCAGCACGCAGGATTTGTATTGAGCGACGGTTGGACTGCCTAAAGTGGCCCCCGCACTTACTACGGTTGTTGTACCTGGCGTCGTAGCTGTTACCGTCAAAAGCCCCGCGCCCGAATTGTAAACAGTGATCGCCGTTCCTACAGGTGCGCTAGTAATTGGTAGCGTAGCGTCAGTAGGAATATATACAGTTTTAGTAGAGGCGTTAGTCATAAGCACAATAGACTGATATACGTCAGCTAATACGACAGTATAAGAAGCCGCGCTTTGTGAATTTAACGTAAAAAGTACAAGGGAATTATAAGACGCTGCACTAAGCACGTCCCCCGTACTGGCCGGTAGCCCTGTTGCCATTTTAAAACCTACTTTCTATGTTAATAGGATAGTACATTTGTACCCAAAATTCCGTAATTTGTATTCCCAATTATAAACGAGTCGATTATAGGCTCCAGGGTTACAAAAGTAGTGCTCCACCGTGTGGGAGTTATGTTATGAGATACGCCAAAAATCTGTAAAGTTTTATTTAAAGTGCTGGTCCCAGTGCTGTTTGGCTGAGTTGATTTAACCGTAATAGTGTCAAAGTAATCCAAACCTAAAGCTGCCGCTACGCCTGTGTCATAACCTGCAGTATTTAAGTCCAGTAAAGTTACTGAGTCGCAACGCACTGTAGTTTCCTGACGGCTAGCTACGTAAGCTAAGGCGTAGTTTAAAGCCTCAGCCGTGGTCTGCATAAGTAAATCCGTTTTGCTGTAACTATGTAAAAAATACTTGTCAATACTTGTTTGATTTAAAGCTACCTGACTTGCCAACCCTGTAGCCGTTATTGAGGCTTTGTTATAAACCAAACTATCGTCCAAAACCCAGCGCACATTTTGGTATTGGATACCCGTATTATCGTCCGAAAATGTAGTAGCCGTGCCGCCAATACTGCTAGAGGTTAAGGCCCGATCTTGGAAAACGACGTCCCCGCTCGGCGACATATAGATAGCGCCGTATTCGCTGGTTTCGACAGTCTGCAAAGCGTTTAAAGCTGTCCTAGATGTACCAGGGTCAGCCTGTAGCGTTGTTTGCCCTGCGTCTATATCGCGCATAGATGAAGGCCAGGCTATAGCGTCCAAAATTTTTGTGACTCTGGCCCCTGATAACTGTCCAACTGTACCGCCCGTGACAGTTGATACAGTGCCCATATTAAGCAACCTAAAGCCGTCTGAGGCTGTGAGCGTCGTATAGGACACCTCCCCTACTACCTGGGCCTGCGTGTATTGGTAGCCGGTTATATAACCCGCAAAAAGGCCAGTTACGACATTAGTATTATTATTAGTAGCAGTAATTGTAATTTTACGCAAAGGTGCTAAAAGCCCCGCAAAAGGACTACTCAAATTTTCAGGGTTAAAATCGCCGTTAACATCAGCTATACGGACTGAGGCAGTGCCGGCTTGGAATTGGTCCGCGTTAGCGTTACGGCCTCGCTGAATACTTACAGCCTGCACTTGGTCCGATACGTCAGCTGTAACCGTTGCACTATCAGCAAACACGTTAACGCCAAACACACCAGAGCCGATAATCATAGCTTGGCCAAAACTAGCCCCAGAGCTAAAGTTAATAATGCAGTTGACTGTAGGGGCTGCCATTAGTTACCAGCTGGGGTAAGACTATTACCGGCCCTGTTCAATTCCTGTAGTGCCGTTTGCACTGTTTGGTAAAACTCAAACGTACTGCCTACGTTAATCCCGCCTTGAAGGTTAACGGTTAAATTAGGGGCTGGTCTATTTTGCCCTGCAGTACCGCTATAGCCTGGGTCCCCTGGCATAAATGGCGCGTCTATAGCCATTTCGTTATTTACAAAATCTTGAAAATTAGGAATAGGGGCAGACATAGAAGGTGCAGGTTTAGCGTCTGTAGCATTGTTACCAGAGTTGGCTAAAGGCGTACCAGAAAATAACCCGCCTGGGTACGTAAAAGATTTTACAAAGTCTGCGTAGGTTTTAGCGTTATCTTTGTTTACTGCCAAAATTTCTGCAGCGTTACGTTTATGAGTAGCTAATATCTCATTTTGCCGCGCTACCTCTGCGTCTGCACTCTTTTTTTGTAATGCTTCTAATTCTTCTAAAGTTTTTAAATCATCAGCTTTTTGCTCTGTTTTTAATGCCTGTAAAGCTCTTACCCTAGCTTCATCTTCTTTAGATAGCTTGCCCGCTAATGCTGCTGATAATTGAATATTATCCAAATCAAACTTGGCTTGCAGCTTCTTTAACGCTGCTGTTTGTTTTTCTAGTGATAGCTTTTGCTTTGCGTTTTTTATGGCCTTTGCTGCAGCCTTTTCGGCGGCCTTTTCTGTTGCCCTAGGGCTTTGTCGGTTAGTGCCTGTATTTTCAGAAGCTATAGTAGCTTTGCCTAATCTTGCTAATTCATTTATAGCCATAGCTACAGGGCCAAATTGCAATAACGAACCAAAACCTTTACCTAAAGCACTATTACTAATTGTGTCGGATAAAACGCTAAATCCTGTTATAGCAAACGCTGTTTGACTAGCCAATTTTTCCATAGAGTCTGCTGCGTCATCTATGCCGTTTTCGTCGCCTAATCTTTTAATACCGTCAATTAAGGCAAAGCCGATAGTTTCGCTTGCTTCTTTAGCTGCTATCTGTAATTTAGCCACAGAGCCTGCGTAGGTATCTACTGCAGCTGCTGCCCCGCCTTTAAATAATATAGTTAACCGTTTTTGTATTTGTTCAAAGTTTAAAGTTTTTAATTCAACTTTAGTTAAACCGACACCTAATTTACCTAAAGCCGTATTTTGCCCCAGGTAGGCCTTACTTAAGCTTTTTGAAACTTGCTCTACACCAAAACCCGTAGAAGCTGATATATCTAAAGTTAGTGCTAGTAATTGCTGAGCCTTACCTAAATCTGAGGTAGCCCTAATTAGTGAGCTAAAGGCCGGCCTTAACTGGTCCTCAGATACAGCCGTCGCCCTTTGTAAATTGTCTATATAAGCATTTACGCCTACAGCCGCAAACCCTAAACCTAGATTTTTAAGCTGGTTATTTAATACTGCTACTGCTTTAGACTCCTCTAAAGCGGCTGTAACTGCCTTTTTTGTAAAAGCGCTTACAGCAGCACCAGCAGCGGCAAAAGATAATTTAGAGGCTAGGCCCATTTTTTTAAAAGATTTTTCTAAACCGCCAATACCTTTTACAGCTTGCTTAGTGCCTTTGTTATTGTAACTAACAATTATGGGTACTTTAATAACCATTAGATAGCCAACTTACGGTTAACTGCAGCTTGGGCTTTTGCTATCGCTGCATTACTTTTAGTTACTATTTCCTCGCGGTTATCCTCTACCGCTTTGTACGCTATGCGCCCCTGCTTGCCGCGTACGGTAACGCCTGACTGGCCTTTAATAGCGGCTATAAATCTAGCACCCTGAGCGTTTTTGCCCTGTGGATTTTTACGGCCTGCAGTTTCATAAATTGCGCCGGCAGGGTCTGCGTTAATAAGTAGGTATGCCTTACTTGTCCAGGTGCCGCGCTTACGCGCTCGGTCTATCTTGGTTTTGATTCCCATTTTTACAGGCTTGGCTTTAAAGGTTAGCCGGTCCCACTTGCCAGACTTTATAGGCTTAGCCCAGCCGCTTAAAGGCGTTACAGCTGGTGCTAATTGTCTAGCGTCTATCTGGGCTATTTTCATAGCCTGGTAAATTGTTTTATTCATTTCTTTTAAGGCTGCAGGGTCAAATTGACGTAAGGCGCGTACAGTTTCATCTAACCCTACGATTTTTGCTGTAGCCATTTTTTGCCGCCTCGTTTCTGTCCTTTAATACTTTATAGACTGCCGCCAACATCTCGGGCGACATTTCTACTAACTCCCTTGGTGATATGCCAGTTTCAACCGCTAACGCTGCTATTTGGTAGGTAAGTAGTTCCCTATTACCTACCCAGCTAAAGGGTCGCTGTCTAGCACCTCTACTTCTTTTAAAGTATTTAAAAAACTTTCCCCAAATAAATCTACAATTTGTCCACTGCGTTTAATTGCTAACCAACAAAGATAGTAAACATCAGTTTGACGCTGAAGCGTAGAAAAACAAAGATTTATCCCCATTTTTGCGTAAGCCTCGAACTCTACCTCGATAGCCGGCGTAATCTGATATTCCTCAACTACGCCGGTATCTCTAGTAATCTTTAACCTTGCCATTTTCTAGCCCTCTTTTCTTTTGTTTATACGGTAGTAATAGTTACGTCTGTAGTTAAATCAAAAGTAATATCTAATTGAGCTACTTCGCCGTTAGCACCGTTAATAGGGGTATAACCGTTAACGAAAACGCTACCGCTATAAACTGGATTTGTCGCGCTTGCTGTTGCGCCGTTAGGTGCAATTTCAAACGCTGCGGAGGTGCCTTTTAAGCTGTCGAGTACTGCTCGGGTTGAGCCTGCCGCGATAGCTGCCTGGTCGATATATAGGGTAGCTGACAGGGTATGAGCTGCAAGGCCCTTAAGGTATTTGTGCGCTGCGTCGCCCATAGCTGTTACCTCAAGTTGGTCATAGTTAATATTGAGGCTTGCTGACTGTACTACTGTAGTCATGACGTAAGTACCTAGTTTAAAGTAGGTATTGTTTGTAAAATAGATTGCCATTATTCCTGCACTTCCTTTACTTTAGTAGGGGCTGGGCTTACCGAGGATTCCTCTAAAGCGCCAATTTTTAGCAAGTGTGGTAAGTCCCACCCTTCTAAATCTATGTCGTTAACGGTACCGCCAAGGCCAACGCCTGCGATTTCGTTATCTATCATTACTTTATAGTTAGCCATAATTAACTCCACTCGCTTATTATCTCTAAACCGGCTTCACTTTGAAGCAAGTTACCGCTAGGGGTTTCTAAAATTGCAGGTGCAGTAAAACTAGTTATATTTATAGTTAAACCTGAGGCGGCTAACTTTTGCATAACAGCCAGGTAGTAATCCTCTAGCTTGGTCTGGCTACCTAAGTTATCCATAACTGGCACTAACAAAAATAACTTAAAACGTACAGTAGGGGCTATGGCAGTTTTAACGTTGCTGTTAACCAAAATATAAGGGTCATCATTAGCGATCACTAACGAGTTACTTAAAGGGATTTCTGGGACGTGATTAAACACTGTCCAAACACCTACGTTAGCTAGGGCTGTAGCTAGTGTTGATCTAAGGGTAGTTATGGCTGCAGGCATTAGCCCACCATAGAATTAGGCGACATATACGGGGCTATAAGGCCGCGTACTTTTGCTATAAGGGTATTGCCTAGCTGATAAGGCGAGGCAATAAAACCGTCAATAGTAGTAATGCTTGCCCCTGGGGCTTGTCTGGCTTGCCAGATAGTCGTAGCTAGTGCAGCTGCGGCTTCGCGTACAGCTGGGACACTTGAATAAGCTGTGGCGTGATTTGGTCCAGTAACTAAACCGTAAGGTCTGGTTAAGTGTGCAGTTTGATCCGCAGCTGTTTTATCGTACGTAAAAGTATAAACACCGTAACCGGTAATAGTTTTAGTCCCGTTAAAAGTAGTGCCTGCGCCTGATATGACTACAGACTGGCCAGTTACAAAGCCATGAGGTGTAGGGGTCGTAATGGTTGCAACGTTTGAGCTTAAAGCTGTTGCAGCTATAGGGGCAGTGTTGAACCAAAGATATTTATTTAAAATATCCTCTGTAGCCTGGCAGACCTCCTCTACTGAAGCGTCTGTGTAAAGGGTAATACCAGTTATGTTGAGCAAGGCGCGTAGCTCAGCTTGGGTTATATATGTTGCAGCCACGCGCTTTACTCCTTACGTTTTGGGCCTAAACCCCAGCGGACTAGGGCCAGGGTTTAGGGTTCTAGGGGTTTATCTCAGGTTTGGTTCCAGCATGCGCCAAAAGGAATCTTAGGCGCGATAGCTGCGTAACCGTAGTAGAGCAAGTCAATAGTTCCGTCTGCTTGGATAGCAGTTCTTAGCTGGAAGCGTGAGGACTCGTACCAGGTCCAGGCGTCAGGGTTGATAACTACCATAGAAAAATCTCCGGTAGATGTAGTGCCGCCTGCGTTACCGATTGACCGGCTTACGTAAAGATTTAAACCAGGTGCAACTTGACCACGTAGTGATTGAGCTGAAACAGACCCACCCGAATTTTGCGGCTGTCCGGCCGTGTAAATTGGGCGCCCGTTATCGTTGTAGCTCATGATATTAGACCATTGCCCTGGGCTAACTACCATATTTTGAGCAAAGCCCAAAGATGAAGCGTAAACTGCGGCCGCAGCTGCTGCACCATAGGATAAAAATCCGGTAGCAGTATTAGCTTGAATAGCTGCCTGTTGAGCACCGCCGAAAATTGTTCCGGTAGCAAACTCGTCAGTTACTTTAGCGTATGCAAATTCGAGGTTTTGCATAAGGGCGGACATGTACGCGGGATTTGACCGGTCCATGAGCTCTATCGTTGTAATTGCTCTGCCCTTAAAGGACTGGACAGGTACAGATAGGTAAGTAGCGCTTAAAGAGCTTTCTGTAATAGGTGCATTTTCTGCAATATTGCTGACAACAGGCACGGCAGTCACACGCGGCAATTCAAAGGTCATGCCCTCGCCCACCAAAGTTTCACGTGATAGGGCTTCGATCATACCCCGATCAGCATTAGCTAAAGCGTTAATTACTGTAGTTGATTGTGGAGTAGGGACCATGCCTGGTGCTGTAGATGTAGTGTTATCTGCAGCTGTTACATATTGGCGTGAATCGTCATTACCCATAGCAGCCAAAATCGAGTGCTGTAAGTAATCTACTTTATTTTGAATTGGGTTACGTACAGCTGCATAAGCAACCGCGGTAACTGCAGGGCGTGAGGCTTCTACCTTTTCGGCTTCTACCTCGGGACTTACTGGGGTAGCGTTTTCCACGCTTGCCTCCTCGGGTTGTTGGGTTTCTTGGGTTTCCTCTACTAGCTCAGGCTCCGGCTCACTAGCAGCGACAGAGGTTACAGCTGCACTATTAAAGGCAGCCGCCTGGACTAAACTTACTTCCTGTAATTTAGCTTCCTGAATATATAAAATCCCGTCGCGTGGTTGGCTAGCGATAACATGAACGCCGACACTAAGCCCGCTTCTTAGATCTTGAGCGGCCTCGACCAAGCTGTCATTACCCCTGGTTGTTTCCGCAATACGAAAACTAGCGGTAATTCCTTCATCTGTGGTAGTAAAATTTAACGCTCTGCCTATTGGTTGCTTAGGATCATGCTCTAAAAGTAATTTAATTTTAGCGCTGTCATGAATTTTAATACTGTCGCGCTCGAAAATTACGCGTCCTGCGCTTGTGTGCCCGACTTCGCTACTAAACGGGACAATTTTACCGCTAATAATTCTGCGGCCTTCCTCACATACTAAATCTTGATTAAAGTTAATCTCCATTACTGTTATCTCCTTCTGGGGTTAAATCTTCCATGCCCCGAGCTTGTTCTACTGTGATTAAGTTAAGCGCTAACATTTTTTCTATAATTGCTAAACGTGTTAAAGCGTCAGACCTTAAATAAGTTTCATCAACCGAGTATCGCACGTAATTTTGGCTATTTGTTAAATCGTTCATTGATAACCTATTTTCAACTGCAGCGTATAAAGGTTTCAAAGTCATGTCCACAAATTGTCTGCGCTCGTCCATAACATTTGAGTAAGTCATGCTGTTATTCATGTCTGCACTAACCATGTAAGCGGGTACGTTGCATAATCTTGCTATCTGAGTGCTGAGGAATTGCGCGGCTTCGTTCATCATCATATCTTTAGGACTAAAAGACGTTGGCTCGTATTTTAAAGAGGCTGATAAATAAGCAGTAGATCTTTGGTTACGTGCCAACTTCCAACTGTTTAATAATCCTGTTATTTGTTCCTCTGGAAGGTCAGCTCCCGAATTTTGAATCACTCCGGCCGGTACCGGCGTAGCCGCTGCTAAAGCTGCAGATTTTTCTAAATCCAGAGCTGCGCGTATTGTGCGGCCTCCGTGGTTTAATATCCCGTCGTTAATTCCCTGAAAAGTTACGAGCGAACCAACACCAAAATTAGGACGTGCTACGCCGTCCACTAAGTAATTTTGTACCTCGGTATTATTTTGATTTAAATTAAAGCTAACTCGATCATTAACCACAAACGCAAACGCGCTAGGGCGTCCGTCAAATTCGTAAAGCTCCGTAACTTCCCAGTAGGCCACGCCAAAAAAGAAAAGCGCGTCAATCGTTGACGCCATAGTAACGCTACGGGGTTGCCGGTAATCTGGTTGTTCTAGCCAACGCGGCGAACCTAATTCCTGACCTGTAGATTTACGGTAAAGGTGAAGCGGTAAAGTAGCGATAGTACCGGCGATTAAGTTACGTGCTCTAGCCACTGTAGGTACCGCCATAGCTTCGGCGCGTGAGATATAAACATTAGGGGCATAAAGAAAATTACTTATAGTAGCGTCCATAACCGGCGGGTTATATTGCGCGGTTATATTTGGAGTGCTGTAAACTGGGTCTGCGATAGAATCTACTAATTTTAGTGTTTGTAGTATTCCCACGTTAGGGAGTATATACCTTATTTTACTAATATGTCCGATTTACTACGGCGTGTCTAATTGACTATTATACTTGCAACTGCCTGAGGCTTTGAGGCGTACCAGGCGCACATACTAACGCTGAGGGCTGCACAGATTTCGCCCGCTGATTTGCGCCTTACAATTTTCCACCCGTATTCTGTGTGCTTGGTAGCGCACGCAGCTATAGCTTCATTTAATACCTGCTCGTTAGCGTGGATTACCTGGCCATGACTCATAAGCTGGGCAAGGCGGTTACTAGCCTCATTTTGGGTTTTGCCGCTTACGTCCATTAAAGGCGAACCACTAGCTTTAAGGTAACTAGCTACGTTTTCGCTTACCCATTTGTCATACATAACAACCTTAGGCCTAAATCTTTGTATATGCGCGTTTATATCACTAGCTAACTGCCGATCATCTAAAGGTGTATTGGTACTCCAAACCTGCAGCACTTTTACCTTCACCCTTAGCTCGTCCATTTTTTGACCTGCCACTAGGACTGCGTATTTATGCGTATAGGATTTATCAAACGCAAAAAAGGTAAGTCCATTTGGCTCAACTACTATTGACTCGTCCGCGCATTTTTCCCAGGCCCCTACCTCAAACGGGCTAGCCAGGTTATCTAAGAATTGACAAAGGACCTCAACTCTAAAAGCTAGCGGGTCATTAGTTACGGCGTTATGCGCCATAGTTTCCTCGTCCATTGTCCAGCCTAAAGCTGGATTAGATTCCACCCAGCCGCGCTTGTCCATAATCTCGCGCGACGGGTGAGCTGACCACTCAAGCCAACCGAGGCTAGGGCTTACGTTATTTATCGCCCTATCCCGTAAATTGTTTAGCACCGTACTAGTTTTATCACCCGCGTTACTAACCGTGAGGACCTGAGCCAAGGGCCGTGCATTAGTTGTGTAAACCGCTGCGTCCCAGGTGCCCTGGTCGAGCGCGCGGGTTTCATCTGCAAAAACGAGGTCGGCCGTCATGCCGCGGCAGCCGTTAGGAGTTGCAGCTACTACGGATATTTGAGCCCCGTTTTTAAATACTATTCTTTCAGCCCCGTTAGTGGTATAAGTCTTAGCCCATAGCTTTTTAAGGCGCGGAGTGTTTTGAATTAAGTAATCTATCTGCCGCCAAGTGATTAAAGATAACTTGCGGTTGACTGATAACAGGATTACGTCTTTTTCTTGGAATAAGTAGATTCCCGCAATTATGCGGATTTTTGCAAGTTCAGTTTTGCCTTGCTGCCTTGCGCATACCAAACCCTGAACCCGTCTAACGTACTTGCCATTCTGCATAGTTAAAATTTCAGTTAAGGCGTGTTTTTGCCAGGGCATAAGCTCGATTCCTATTTCAGCTGCTAGCTCTATAGCTTGCTGGGCTCTACTGGTGTCGCCTTCTACAGGGTGGGCAAAAATGCGCGGCGTAGGGCTACCGATAAGCCGACCCCCCAGCGGCAAAACATTTGTCTTATGATTGTCTGTTATGTCTGGTTTAAACTGGTCTGGACTAGTTTCTAAATCGGTCAAAATCGGGATATTTACGGATAAATCTCTGATTAC